AGACTATCTCCCTGAGCTACTCCTATTTCTAATAGGTTAATATCGCGATCTCTATTTTCGAATTCACGCTCATAATACCCGCTAAGATAGCTATGATCAGTTTCTTTATCAGAGGTCCATTCTACATGGTGATTACTGTCTATTAACTTACTTGCGTTCAGTTCTGTTAGAGTCATACTGTTGTTTTATTATTTCCAAAATTGATACCAACGCTTTTTAGGAGCTGGTTGACATTTACTAAAAGGGTTATCGCCGAATGATACTGCTTTACAGTACTTAGATGTCATCATGTTTAAGAATATTTCATGATACTCTTCGGGTATTGTATCAAAATCGGCTTGTACTTTAATATCTAAGGAAATACTTCTCTTACCGTTAACTACTAGTGTTAGTATTTCATGACACGTTACTAATTTAGAAGTAGTCATGATTAAATTATTACCAGAACCTAAATTTATTTCTTCCATACTATACATTTAAAGTTTTATTCCAGGCTGCGATATGCAATCTAGTTAATCCTCTAAATTTATATTTCTTAGCCATCTCCATTACAAATCGAGTTCTTTCTTCGAAGTTAGCTGCATCATCTAAACCTGGCATACAGATTACATTCTCTAAAGGAATATAAAAGGGTTCAATAAAGTCTCTAAAGATTTCTTTAACATCCTCTTCAGTACTAATAACAAACTTAAATTGGTAGTTATCGTGCTCCATAATACGATTAATAGCTTTAGGAACAATACGTTGTTTTACTGTCATACCCGAGTTATCCAACTTAGGTGAACAGTTAATTTGATCTAAGCTCTGAAATAATTCTTCTTCGATAAAATTAGTACCGTTAGTTTCGATTTCATAGTAGGTATTACGCAAAGAACCTTCTATATCCATCCAATATTCAGTAAAGTTATTAATTGCTACTTGATGTCCTGCAATAGTAGGTTCACCTCCAGTCCAGATTACACGTACGCGACCATCTAGAATATCCTCGTATACTCCTTCCTCTTTAAATCTATCAAGTAAGTATTGAAACTCTTTATCTTCTCCTCTCCATAACCACTGAGATGTAGAATCACAAGTCCAGGTAGCTTTACCTTCTTTAACTAAATCGCCTTCGAAGATTTCACCGTCTTCTAGTAATTGCTCTTTCATTAAATTATTTGTAAATGCTCTAGACATACCGCACGTTAGGTTACAAATACCTAAACGAACGAAGTATGCAGGAATACCGCTGCTTATGCCTTCGCCTTGAACTGTATAAAAGTCACTAGTAATAAGTAACTTATTTGGATCTATCTTACTCATTAGTTACTGTTTTAGGGGTTTCTACTTTTTTAAATTGAGCCTTCCATTCAGATTTAGGTATAAACTTCCACTCCCTAGTAGCTTGATCAGCCTTTTCATTTGTTATTCGGATAATTTCTCCGGTCTTAGAACTCTTTAAACATTTCATAGTTTCCTCCATGTTTTATTGTGATTAAATTATTTTTTATCTACATAATGATGTAGCTTATTTCTTAACCTATCAATTCGTATTTGACAGTACCATTTTCCCATATTACTAGATGCATTAGCATATCTTTCTTGCCAGTACTTAATACCTTTATTAGTCTTAGCATTAGCTTCTTCTAGGTAGTCTATATCCCAATAGCTATTATTCTCCTGTATCTCTTCATCGGTAGGAATATAAGGATTTTCTTCTTCCCACTTTTCAATAAGCATCTTGCGTCGAGACTTCTCTTGTTTTTTTTCAAATTTCTTTTCCATTACCCTATATAAATTGCTGAGTTTCTTTTATTCTCAAAGAATTCTACTTGTGCTACTCTAACGCGGTTATTTGTCTCTTCCTGTACAAAAGTATTTATTTTACCGTAAATATACTTTGCAAATTGCTCTGCACCTACAGGGCCTTCAAGGATTCTTAACTGTACTACTCCTCTCTTATCTAACTCTTTAAAGATCTCCAATTCAGGATCATCTGGTGCTAATACCGTAGTATGATCGAACATATAATCCATCCATTGCTTAGCGTTCATACCGTCAATTTGAGTTTTAGCTCTCTTCATACCGCCAAAGTCCCATACCCAATTTCTATGATCTAACTCTCCTTCAAAAGTTATTCTAAATTCAATATCGTAACCATGTAAAAATCTACAATGCGTACCTTCAGCAGCCCATTGACGGAATACGGTACTAAACCCGTCGTATAATTTTGTTGATTGAAATTTGCTCATAACGTATTTTTTATAAAATTAAGTATTTTCTCTCAGATAACCAAATTCTTGTGCAAGTACTTGACAGCTTTTTTTATGTTTATCTCTATATGGACAATGTCTACATCCATTACCACAACACTGTCCTCTTTGAGAATGGAAAAGGGCCGTAAAAATGACCCTTTCCCCTTCCAAATAATAATGTATTCCTTGTATGAATTCTTTTTTTTCCATCTTATTGAACTTCACAAGCACCGCCAGCGCAAGCTGCTTCTCCCATTAAGTTAGTATTGTCTGCAAATTCGACAACTTTAGATAAATCTATATTATGTAAAGACTTCATCATTTCGTCGTACTTCTCTTCTGTACAGTCTTCGAAAGGTGCTTGAATATAAGTTCCGCCGTCGTAAGGTAGTACTGATAAGCCATTGTAGAATTTTTTATTATCCCACATCCACTTTCCTACCTCTTCCCACTGATCTGCTTTAATAGAAACTGTAGCTGAAATATTATGTGTATTCTGACCTGTTCTATGACCTGGTTTAACCCAGTTTTGATATACAGACTTAACTCTTTCAAGAAGATCTAAAGCAGACTCGTGTCTTAAAATAGATCCTGCTGGAGCTTTTTGCGGTACAGAGATAACTGCTGTATCATGAGGTCTAAAATATTCATCTTCGATAAGCTCTGGATGATTAATTGCTAGGTAGGTGTATATAGATTCGTTCTTACCTACTCTAATTCTTCTAATATAGAAATCATTATGCCATGCATGAATTCCAGATGATGTTCCTAATGCTAAAGAAGAAGTTCCTGAAGGCTTTACTGTAGTAGTTCTAGCTGCTTTATTAATTCCTAATAGCTTAGCTACTCTCTCATTTTCTTCATTAACAATCTTAGTTGCTTGCTTAAGATCTAACTGTTGAACTTTACCAGAACCAATACCTGTCATTCCTACGCCTATTAAAGCGTCTTTTTCGGTTGTTCTTTGCCAGATAGGACGTAAGTAATGGAAGCTAGTATAAGATGCTTGTAACGTACCGATAAAAGCTGCTGCTTTTACTCTTGCATTTAAATCAGCTTGATCTACAACATCTGAAACATTTACTTCACATAAGTTACAGAATTGGAATGGACGTAAAGCAATCTCGCAACATGGATTAGTTCCCCAATCTTTATCATTGCTTAAATAAATGCCAGGTTCACCAGCACCGCTTGCCTTAATTTTGTCCCACAAGCCGAAGAAAAATTCCTCAGTCACCTTATTTCTTAATAAGACTGCTGAGTTGTTAGCTCTTCCGCGCTGTGGGTTAAGTTCCCACCATGCACCTGACTTAGCTGAAATCATATTATCGTCATCTGCACTAAAGAGGCTGATTAAAGCTGCTCTTCTAATACCGCCTGTCAATACTGCATCTGCAATATGACATACTATATCGTGTACTTCAATAGAAGTTAGTTTATCGTTACTTTCTTTGCTATCTAAAATTCCTTGAATCTTAATTAAGCATTCTTTTAATGGTTGAGGTCCTGGTGCTTTACCGCCAGTAGTGATTAAAGCAGCTCCTTTGGCTCTAATATCTGAAAAGTCAAATGCTGGAGTTGATCCGCCTTCAAAATAAGAGCGAACTAATACCTTAACTGCATCAGCCCATCCTTCAATAGAATCGCCAATTAAAAAACGTCTAGTTTTCTTTGGATCTGGTTTTCTGATTTCAGGTAATTGCTCAACGTGATGCTTTTGTACTGAATAACCTACCCCAGTACCGCCTAGCAATAAGAACATCGTTTCTCCAAAGGCTCTCCAATCATCAATCGGAAGATAAGCACAGTTATAGATACGGTTAGGGCTAATTTCAATAGGTTTACCTGCAAACTGCATTGAACGCATTGAAGGTAATGCTTTTCTATCGTAAACATACTGATAAGCATCTTCAATTTCTTCCTGTAACTGCGGAAATTTCTTTAAGTGCATTGCTTTGTTTCTATCTACTAACTCTTTCCATGTCTCCCTTCTCTGTACTTCGGGATTAAATTTGGCATACTTCATATATACCGTAATGTCACTTAAAATGCTCTGTGAAATGTCCATTTTTCGTCGTTTTTTATAATATTAAAGATACGTTTTTCATTCGAGGGTTTTACACCGTCGTTAAGTCTATAACTTATTTAGTTGAATCTACAGGTTTTTGTTTAGACCGTCTTGAAAGACTGTCTCAAGGTATGTATCAGCAGCAGTAGGAGGTCTAAAGGTAGGATCTACCATATTTCTATCTACTAAATTGTTAGTGCCATTTTTCTCCATTTCAAATACAAACTCTTCATAAGTAGTTTGATCTACAGGAGGCGCTAGTGCTGTCTTTTTTTCGTTATATAATTCAGTTAAACTCATATTAGATACCTTTTGTAGTAATAAATAGCATTATTTACCTAATTCAAAGAATCTTTGCTGCAAATAATTCCTCTCTTCTGCACTGAAATTAGTAGTCGGGGCCTTAGTTCCTTGATTACCATTTTCTACAGTAAATTCTCCTTCTTCCATCTCTCTTTCTAAAATTTCTATATTACCGTTTTCAGTGTTAATTTTCATTGGATAAGTCATTCCATCGCCGCCATATCGATTCTTCATAATATGTGCTCTTCCAGTTCCATTCATCTTATCTAACCTTTTTCTTGATAAAGACATTGCAAAGTCTGCAATCATAACCTTGTTATAAGAACCAGCTGCCTTATCTCCTTCGATTACATCATCTTTCGCACCTGCTCTATTCACTTGAGATACAGTCCAAATCGGCAACTTTAAGTCCCTTGCTAAAGCCTTTGTGGAGATATAAATATCATCAATTTCATCCTTTCTGTCAATAGACTTACGCTTAGACTTTAATAAATCCACGTAGTCAATAATAATTAAATCCGGTCTAGTACCGAGGTCAGTCATCTTTTGAATATGAGATTCAATAGAAGATATAGATGCTTTACCCATTGAGAATTCTTTGATAATTAACTTTCCTTTAAGCTTCTCAATCATCTCATTTACTTCTGTTCTATGCAAACCTAACTCTTGTACTTTAAGTCCTGTAAACGTAGCATCATATCTCCTACCCATATACCCTTCTGATAATTCTAAGGTATAGTGAGCAACAGTATAACCTAACGATACAGGCATAGCTCCTAGAGCAGTTAGCATCCAGCTCTTACCTCCGCCTGGGTTACCGAAAATAATTCCTACATCTCCTGCTCCTAATCCTCCCTGTAATAATTCATTAACGTGAGGCCAAGGCGTTGGTATAGGGTTTCTATCTTCTGCTCTATAACGAGTTTCAGTATCTTTCTCGTACTCGTGACCTAGGTTCTTATCCATACCAGCTTTTAATGCTGAATCAATTAAATACCTAATATCATCGTACTGTCCTTTTTCTAATAAATCAACTGAAGACATTAAAGCTTTCTTTAGCTGTTGGTTCTTACAGAAATTAGCAAACTCCTGCTCTACATACTCCTGGTCTTCGTTAGATGCTTTATAAGCTTCTTTTAACTGCTCAATAACAGATACTTTTAATACCTCGTTATCAATTTTTTTAACCTCTACTTGTAATGCATCAAGAGAAGGTGTAGTATGGTACTTATAATGATATTTTAAAATCTCTTCTATAATCCACTTATGTGCCGGATTATCAAAATACTCTTCCTCTAGTATATCGTGTATGTTCTGTAAAAATTCTTTATGTCTTAGTAAGCTCGATAACACCTTTACTTGAAAGCCTACACCGTATTGATTCAACTGATTTAAAACTGCCATAACTGATTCTCTTTATTCTTTAATATAGTAAACTATTCTTGATCTTTCAACTCATACCCCGTTAATTTTGCAAAAGTTTCACCTAACCATATTTGAGGGCTAAGTAAAGTCTTGCCTAATAAGTCTTCGTTGTATAACTTTACAAACTTAATAGGGTCGTAACCGTTATTCGGGTTATTTAGTAAGTGATCTACTACAGCTTTATCTTCTTGAGGTATATTTGGATTATGTAAATCCATTAACTTCCTGTTTATGTCCAATTGATAGCTATAGTTAAGTATATCACCGTAATGTTTACTTTTTGTTATATTTTGTTTTGCATACTCTAATAAAACTAATAATCTAAACTTCTCTTTTTCTTTTAATTGAGGAAAAAGCTTTATTAACGTCTTTGCACCAATACCTTTTACCCCGGGTACATTATCGCCTTTATCTCCTAGTATAACTTTACCTACTAAAAAGTTTTGAGGTGTAATTCCGTACTCTTTTACTACTCTAGCCGGGTCGTAGATTATCTTCTTAACTGGTGAGTAAACTGTAATTTTATCCGATACGAGCTGTAAGTAATCTTGATCAGTAGATAGTATAGTTACTTTTTCAGGAAACCTAGTTGCAAGGTATCCAATTACGTCGTCTGCTTCAATTTTATCTATTGCAATTAAGTCAACAGGTAAACACTTTAAGTAAGCTACTAAGCGTAAAATTTGATTAGTGATAGACTCAGATTCTTCTTCCTGATTATCAAATGCATCCCAGTTTGAGATCTTAGTAATATGTCTATTAGCTTTATACTCTGGATAAAGGTACCTCTTATTTGTTGAACCGCCAACGCCGTCAAAAACTAAAATAACCCTAGTAGGCTGTAATTGTTTTATAACTGCACCGACTGATTTTAAGAAGCCTCCTAATCCTCCTACGTGATTACCCGCTGGATTGATATGGTGTATTGCTACAAAACTACGTAAAAACGTATTTAACGAGTCTATAATAAGAACCCTGCTATTTTTATGCAGGGTTGTTACCGGTTCACTTTCCATTTCCGCAAACATTTTTCTATAGTCTGTATTCATAATATTATTCTTCTGAAGCATCAAAAATATCTTTACTATCCTCATCGGTCTCTATTACTACCTCGAAGTCGGTAGCTCCTAAAGTCTTTAACCATCCTTTCGAGTACTGTTTCTTATAGGCATCAATAGCTTGCTTAGTATCATCAATAAAACCATGTGCAGTCATAATAACTCTACCTGCAGATGTTACGTCGTTAACGTGGTTTTTATCGCAACTAACTTTAGTACGCTTTGCAAACTCTACATCTTTACCGTTCTTGGTTGCTTTAATCTTATTTGTACCAGAACTAGTAACATTACCGAAAGTAACAATTAATGAAGAATCAAAATACATCGTATCCCCGCCTTTATTTTTCATCTTAGGCTGTGCCATGATGTTTTCTGCTTTAGCTACCCAGATTTTATTTACTGCTAGCATTGAGTTGGTATAAGGTTGACTTTCTTTACGTGATAATACGATTTTTTGGTTAATAAAGTTACCGAATGTCTTAGACATAGCGCCTGCATTCCATTCGTTATTATTCTTATTAGAGTTTACAGACATTTCACAAGGTATACTGCCTACTGAATCCCATAAAAATAATAAATCATAAGGTAATTTACCGTTCTTCTGTTCGTCAAGTAAATCTGCAATAAATGCACCTACGTCTTCAATAGTATTTAATCTTTCTCTATCAATATACAAGAAAAATCCTTTATAATCCTTTACTACTCCATTGTCATCAGCTACTTCTTCATACTCTAATCCCATTAACCTAGCATGCTCCCAATTCCACTTCATCTCGGTAACAATAAAAACAGGTAAGACGCCCATTTTCTGGGCGCTTACTGCTGCTTCTAAGAGAGCTGTTGTTTTACCGGTGTCAGAGTGACCGCGGAGTAGTGTAATATGGCCTTGTGGGATGCCAGGTATAGATAAACAGTCTTGAAATGCTTTTGATAAAGGTATCCATTTTTGTTCTTTCATCTTAATCGATGTACTAGATAAGTTCTTTGCTTCTTTAAAGCTATCTATATTAAAGGTACCCTTTAGGGCACCAGCTATACTCTCATTAAGAGAAGCTTTAGTTCCTTTTACCATGTAATTGTTTATTTAAATAATTCGTCGAACTCGTCGTCAATGCTTGCTTTAGGTTTAGCGTTTAAAGCAAACGATGCTGGTTTATTAGCAGGAGCTGGTGCTTCTACTACGGGTGCAGTAGGTGCAGCTGGAGTTGCTGGTTCATCAGTAGCAGCTTCAGGGTGTAGCCAACTTAACAAAGATTCTTTCATCTCATCATAAGAATATTTCTTAAAGATAGTGAATACCTCTGGTTGAGTATTTAACCACTTTTCTACTTCTGCTGCTTCTTCTGATAAAGGAGTAGTTTTAGTACGAACACGTACTTTAGATTGGTTATAACCAGTACCGTTAGCAGCTGCATCGGTAGTTTCGATCGTAATATCACGACCCTCAATTACGTCTGTGTAATCTCCTACATCAGGATCGTCAGCTAATGATAATAATTCAGCATAAATTTGCTTACCGAACTCCCATAAGCGTACGCCCTTCTCTTCTTCACCTCTAACGATGACAGGAGCGAATACACGCATCTTAGGTTCTAATTTCTTAGACATAACCCAGTTCTCTTTATCTCCTGCTGTAGCTAATTGCTTAGCAAATTCAACAATTGGATCTTTTTCACCGAAGTTAACTAATGAAATCATAGTACGGTTACCGATACCGTAATGTACTAATACTTCCTTAAAAGGATTTGATCTGTCCCATGTTGCAGGAACGATACGAACGCTGTGTTTACCCACAGTAGGTTTCCATAAGATCAAGGACATGTCTCTTTTTTGACCGCCTGACTTTTGGTTCTGTAGCGAGTTAAGTTTCGACTTAATCGCAGATAGGTCCATTGCCATAACTTATTGTTTTAGTTTAAAATTTACTTTATAAGGAAATGTAAGTAAAAAAATCCGAACTAGCAACTTATAAGTTAACTATTTTGTGGATTTTTGTAGAAAGTTTTCTTAAGTCGTCGCCTTGAGTTAGAAGTACAGTATTTCTGTAATTCTGCCACTCTACTCTAAAGGACGTGTCTAAGATTCCCTCGTTTAGGGATTTAATTAGAAGGTTTAAACTGTTAATCGTGTATAACGTATTAGTTTCCTTCTTTCTATGTAAAAGTATTGTATTTGGAAGTACTCTTGTATTAGTACTTTGAACTTCAATATTGTAAGTGCACAAAAATTCATCAGAATCTTCAGATTCTAATACAAATATCTTTCCGTACATGATTACGTATTCGGATTTAATCGTATCTAAAACCTCTTCTAGCTTGTCTTTAGGAGAGAATGTGCAAAATAACTTATTCTTCAATTGATCTTGTGTTAACTGTATAAATTCCATAATAAATAGTTCGTTCTTAGTGTTAAAAGTTATAGTTATTGCTTTTTTTAGCCTTTACCTTAAATCTATCCGCTTCTAGGATATCTTTAATATGAGATAGGGTACCTTTTCCGTCTGATGCTGCATAATCAATTAATATCGAATCGTATACAACTAAAAGCACTTTGCTTTGTTTATCTTGAAGATAGCTTTTTAGCTTATCTAGTTTTTTAACGTTGTTTACTGTCTCTAAACATTGAATATAGTAGTTAAATAGCTTTTGAGGATTAGCATTCTCTAGTGTAAGTCTTCTTTTATTCGGTAATTCCAAAAAACCGCTTCCTTTATAGGTAGTCCACATGGCATCTACTGCGATTGCTACGTCTTTAAAGAATTCAATGTGCTTATACTCATCCTCTACTCCGTTATACATCTGTCTGAACGTAATTTTCTTAGCTTCTTGATATTCTTCAGACGTTAATTCGTCTTTTTCAAAGTACTGCTTACCTAAATACTCGTGAATTGACTCATTTTGCGGTATTTCAGTTCCCATTTTATTGGCAATCAACCTTAAATGATATCCGTCAAAATCAAACTCTACAAAAGCATCGTTTTCCGGTATAAAAGCCGTTCTAGAGCCATTTTCTTTATTAAAAGCAAGGAAGTTTATACTATTAAATGCGTTAGTAGGACGTGAAGTAATATTATACAGGTTATAACTCGAATAAACCCTACTATCCCTTAAAGATCTCCCTTTCCAAGGAGTTTCAAAGTACTTATCAAAGAGCTTTTCATCTACTAAGATTCCCTGCTCTTCTACCCATTTATACACTTCAGTGTATTTGTTCTGCCATTCAGCATTTGACTCTCTTCCTGCATAGTCTTTAACCATTTCAAACATACATTCACATCTTTCGTAATGCTTTGAGATCGGAATAAAGGTATTTACCTGTGAGGAATATTTAAACTTCTCGTAGTAGTCTAAATGTACAGGTGTATAGCATTGTACGTCTGGAATTTTACCTTCTATATCAAGTACAGTAAAGAATAAATCAATTCCGTTAGTTAGATTTAAAAAATAAGAATGCCATTTTTTATCTAATAAGTATATTTTAGGGATACCTTTTAAAAAGGTCTGAATTTGATCGATAGAGAGGGAAAAGGCTTCTGAATGGTTAATTGGAATAATATATCCTTTCTTAAAATCATTATAGTATAAGACGCACGGTGTAGTTAAAGCTGGATGAGTATGTTCAGAAAGAGCCATTAACTCAACAAAGCATTTTTCAGGTCTAGGCAGCTGTGAAAGCTGTTCTTCGGTCTCAACAATGAAATACATAACTTTTATTTACAGTAAATATACTACATACTTCCCGAAGTAGCAACTGATACTTCAGTTATTTTTGCAAATTTAGTATAATCCCCTCCAATATACTCTACAATACCTCTAAAGCTTTTTTGTTTTGCTTCTGTTACACGTTTATTAGTAGTGTAAACCCCTCCTATAATTTGATACTGAGATTTTCTTGTATCGTACGTTGGTCCTGTTAATTGCCAAAGCATATCTGCAGTTTCGTACGATAGTAGTCCCTTATCAACATTTCCATTTCCTACTTGAGCCCAGTCTTGCTCTGAAATCTCCATAATAAACCCTGTTCCAGATACTTTTTTAGCAAAGTACCTTGTAAAATAACCTCTTGCGTAATCACCATCTATTGGTATAGGTATGTAAGGGTTTAATTCTATTAAACTACCGGCAAGTTGTCTATTTGCTTGATCATAAGCAGCAGAAGAACTAGGTATTACAGTTATATTATTAATAGGATTGGTAAGAACAGTATTAGTCTTATTACGTGCCCTAAAAAGGCTTATCGGAATTAATTCTATATTTGTTCCTAAGGCTGGAGTTATACCTGTAAAAAATTTGTTATTGTAAGTTGCATAATATCTCCCGGCATAGGTAGTTCCGTCAGGTAATACAAATTCATTACCTCTAGTATACTTGTTTGTCTCTACTCTACTCAATGGATAATACTTTAACGACATACTCTATATAGTTATACCTATTATTTTATAATATTCTCTTAAATAAGGTAAAGCATCTGGCGATGTCTCCTTCCATTTATTTGTATGCCATAAATCATACTCTGGTAATGCTTTATTTACTATGCTAGTTGTATCACCTTGAGGAGGTCTAAGTACTACAAAGTAATCAGTTTTTCCTAACTGCCCTCCACTTAATGCAAGACTCTTTTTCCCTACAGTATTACCCACATTACCTCCAATTCCTGTAGCTACGTTACCGTTTACAGCAGTTATAATATCTCCATGACCTGCTCCCGACCAAGTTCTGGTCGTAAAAGTCAGAGTATTTCCATTTCTATTTGCTACTACTAGATCTCCTGCTTGAATTTTGGTCTTACCTGGATCTAAGACCTGCCAGCCGTTAGGTTTACTTCTTAGAGCTTGCGCATATTCACTATGATACGAATTATAAGGAAAATTACTTACTCCTGCCTGTTTCATTACATAACTAATAAAGCCAGCACTCCACGGGTACTTGCTGTTAAATTCATCGCTTAGTGTAGTTATAGAAGCTAAAGATATTTGTAAGGCATCTGATCTTTTTCCAGGTGTTTCTATTAGTACTGGTGTTTTTAATTTTATCATCTGTCCTTTTATCTTAGTTAGCCATTCATTATTTTGAATAGTATGTACTAACCCAGTTACAATAAAGGCAATTTTAGTCTTACCGCCTTCTCCTTGGTAGGTATAAGGCAACCTATCATTTGGAACAGTAAAACCATTCATCATCATTATACCGCTTATACCGTCTACTGTCAACTCTAACTCAAGAGGTATGTACGGAGAGGCACTAGTTAGGGGATTTGATGATTTTGCTTTAGACATTCTTTCAAGGTAGTAGTTCTTAGCGGCTTCGATATTTTTAGGGTTATACCCTTCAAATTTACCATATAAACATTGTACGTGACTATTAAATAAATCTGCTGCTTCCTGGTCAGAAGTAGCTCCGCTTTTGTTTACTACAGTAGCATTATTTCCTATAGTAGGATCTTCTTTTGATCGGGAATACCTATCTTCATAAAACGTATTTAAGTGGCTATACGGAGAATGGTCTTTAGAGTTTACTGATCCTGTTTCTGCTTGTGCAGATATTGCAATTTTACTTGCTAATTTAGAAGAAATTACAGTATTAAGGCGAAATTCTCTCGTTATACTCTTTGTTCCTACTATTGATATTGATCCTGGTGCTTCTGGAGATGCAATAATAGATCCGTCTAAAGGTAATTGTCCGGAAGTTACGGGAGTAGTAGCATTTTTTGCACCTTGTTCTGTCTGACTTAATACTGTATCTTTTAAAGGTACCCATTGGTCATCTACTATTTGTATCGTATTAGATTCATCTAGATAACTAACTCTAAAAGAGTTTACTCCTCCTAAACACTTATTAATATCTATTAGAATTTGATCTAAAAAAGGCTTAAGGTTGACTGCATGTTCAGGATCGTTTCTTGACATATTAAGGCATAGATCTAATAGGTACTGTGTATTTACAAGTATACTCATTAGATTGCCTTTATATTTAGCAGAATCTGTTCCATCATTTGTCGTAAAACTTGCTCCTCCTTTTTCAAGGTCTTGTGTTACTACGTTATTTGTCTCTGTATTAAAAAGCGGTGGGGAAAGTTTTTTTATAATCTCATCAGTAGTAAAAAGTTTTCTATAGTATTTTTGACCTTTTTGCATAGGGATCATACATATAGTAGGATCTATAGAAAACTGTTGAGGTATAGTAAAGCAAAAATTAGTTGTTGGATTAAAATCAATGTAAATAAAAGGATGCTTTTTAGTGCCTATTGGGTTTGTACTTACAGCTGGTGCACCTGTTTTACGAGATTGGTTAGAATCGTAAATTAAACACATATTATTTAAAAACGCAAGTAAGTATCCGAGAGTTATGTATGTTGGAGATCTAACATCATTTACAACACCTTCTACTCCGCCCTGTTTGTATTTTATAACATAAGCTTTGCAAAGGGCTTTAAAATCTACAGCATCAACTTTCTTATACGTCTCTACTGAGCTATCCCCTATTATAGCACTACTAAAGCCTTTTATTGCATAATTTAATAACTTAAATTCTGTAAAATTTTCACCTTTAACTATTGTAAAGTCTGGGTTAGTTGTTTTACCTGTTGCATCAAAGACATTATTTAGAGCTCCATCTGTATAAAACTTTCTTGTAGTTTCTAAGATATCATGTACATAGACTCCTGTCTTCTTTAATGCTGCTGCTTGTGCTTGTGCTTGTACGATTGTAAGCATGGCTTGTAAAGCGGAACTAAATCCTTCAGGAGATTTTGTTTGAGCTATATCCGCCTGTGTTATAGTAGTGTCTGCAGTTCCGGTATTTGCTGAAGTAGCTCTATTACCGGTTGCGTCATACTTCTTACCGTTTACTTTAAAATCGTAAAAAGGAGTAAGGTTATTAGTAGTTATAGTTAGTGTAACGGGTACTGATGGAGCTACATTATTAGCGCGGGTAATTGCTGGGTATTCCTTTCCTTTAAAATCGGCAGTAACATCTGCTTGCTCTTTTGGGCCGTTATACGCAACGTTAGGTACTTTGATACCGGTCCAGGTTGCAGTAATTGTAAAGTCATTATCTAAAATAGGGGCGACACTATTGGCTTTTTTATTGCCATTATGTTTTAGACTTATCGCAGGATAAATCACTGAATTGGCTCCTCCAAGCCATTGATCTATTGCAGTAGTTACTTGATTTGCGGTAGGTGAATAGTTAACCCATTCTGCAGGCACGTTTACTGTTATCTTTAGGTCAACATATCCTACAATATACTGCTCTACTGTGGAATTCGGGTTATCTTCCTGATAAAACGGTTTGTCGTATCGAGTTCCGTACGTTGTACTAACTAAGTCTGGCCAACCCTCGTAGCCTGTAGTTCCTTCTATCTTACCAGGAATAGGTACTTCTCTACCCTTTGGACCGAGTTGGTAAGTAGCTATAGCTCCTATCGCTTTATTTAAATATGAACCTTTTAAATCAAAAAATAAATCTAATGCGTCAGTCTCTTTACCTGTTCCATCGTCATATCCAAATGTTGCTTCTTTTAGTAGTCTATTAAGTACAGTAAGATCTAAGCTTGCACCTAAGGTGTCTGAAGTTTGTACTCTTAAAAATTCAGTAAGGTGTCTTATATAAAAGCCTGCGAACTTTTTAATATATCCTGCTTTTACGGCTGGATCTGTAAATACATTAAACGCACTATCTGGGATAAAGACGACCCATTCGGTGCCAGAAAGAGGTCCGTCTATACTTCCAAATGCTTTAGCTTCTAAGGCCTCTACAGTAGGTATTGGAAATCCGTATTCAATTAAAAACTTTGTATAGGTATATGTACTCTCCTTATGTATGTACTTATGTATAAGCTTATAAAGCTCGGTAAGAGATGTTGATGCAGCTTCTGGAGGCTCTGCAGGTTTTACTTGTGCATTTGCAGATCCGGCAGCTAATTGAGCTGCAAGATCTTCGTTAATTTTTTTCTGTATAGCTATCTGTTTTAAGATATACTCTTGAAGTCTTTCATATTCTTCAATCTGTCCAGATGGTAAAGTATAGGATTGATTTGCTTTCGTTGAATCCATTATAGCACCATGACCTATCAACTTTACAGTACAGTCGTAGCCTCCATCTTGAGTGGCATTAAAGTTAAATCCGGTTACTATACCGTACATTCCTCCGTAATTTCCGTCTGTCTCTCTCGTCTTGGTATTAATTTTAGTTATTATATCTTCTTTTCTTAAATTATCATTAAAAAGCCCTTCAATTCCGTATATATTATCTGTTTGAAAGGTACCGTCATTAAGGTAGTACTGTGTATGTCCCCATTCGAGTATCATAGAATAACCTAACCTAAAATAAAGAGCTTCAATAACATTAACCTGGTTTAAATTGTTAACTCTAAAATTAACGGTAGCTTGTCTTAATGAACCTAAACGTCCTAAAGTTTCTATTGTTACAGAAGTTAGACCAGGCATTGGAACAAATCCTAGTTCTGTCGTACCTCCGAGACCGTAAGCACCTAATGTAACACCTGTAAGATTTGCTCTATTATCTGCACTTATTCCTTCTCTTAAGTTAATCCCGTCCCCAACTTGTACAGAAGTGCCTGCTTCAAGTATCCAATCCTGTGCTAAACTATCTTCTTTATCAAGTAGTCCTGTTCCTAGAGCATTATATATTTGCTTAGTTGTAACGTCGTATGGCTTAGCTGCTTTTTCATTCTCATTAATTTTTTCTAAAGTTCTACCAATTACATTAACAGAGGATGCAAGACGTACCCATGCTGTTTTATTGGCTAAAAATAAAACCTCTTCAAGACCCCTTTTATTTTCTGCTGTTCCGCCAGTACTGTTACGATTAGCTCTTATATCAAACTGAGATAAGACATAGCTTCGAAAAGGAGCGCCGAGAACATTGGATAATTTTATATTAGAATCCATTATTTACAGAATTATAATTGTTTAGTATTATTTTAAGGTTGATTGGAATTCTTAATTGAATACCAATAGGAGGGTATATTGAATCCCCGGGTAAAGCGTTTGCTGATGCAATAACCCACCACAGACTTGAATCCTGATAGAAGTCTTGTGCGATTAAATCTAATCGATCATTAACTGTTGTAATAACATAATAATCAGAATTAGTTGGCTGTACTTCTGGGTAGATGTTAGTCTCGTAGTAAGTACTTCCGGTTAAATTTAGTCTTGTGACAGGTATATTTTTATATCTTGATTGCATTATTACTGTGTTTGACTTGCTTGGTTAATAACACCTTGAGCTACTACTGCGGTTGATTGTAAGAAATCTCCGTTATTTGCAAGCAACGGTACAAAGTTGTTATTTAGAGTTACTCTTCGCGGTAATATATCCATAATAGGTTTAAAGCTACATTGTACTGAAACCATATGAGGTAATTGTCTTACGTCATCTTCTCCTTGCTTAATACCTGTTGTTGCTTCAGTTCGAAAGGCTTGAGCAGTAGTAGCAGGATCTCCTGAGTTTATAAATTCGTTTAATTGAATTTCCCAAGGCGTGTTACCATTATCAATAGTCACGTTTACACTCTCTAAAAAACCCGGTACTCTATAAAGATAATCACCAATTGTCAATTTAACAACACTTCCGCGCATTAAATTATAAGTTGCAGAATAGTCAGGATACACTTGTGATACGAGATGATTTAGCTTTTGATACATTGGTTTAAGTTCTTGTCTACTTTGCGCAAACATTTTAAAGCTAAAGCCAATACTTCTATCAAATCCTTGGTAAGTTCTAAAAGTCTCACCTCTACCCACATACTTAAACGTATTATAACTAGCTTGATTACTATCACTAATTTGGCCATCTAGAAAAGCTCTGAAAACTAAAGCTGCAGCAGTTGACCCGTCAGGATCATCGTTATCTATACACTCAAAAGCAAATTTTATAATATCGTTTGTAGCTAAAAGATTTCCCTTATCGTCTTCTAGATCCCAAGGCTTTTGATTGCTTGTATTAAAGTAAAAAGGTGCTAAAGCATTTAACTTATCTACACCGGTATTATTAGTAGTATCAGTATAGTTAACTCTAGCTCTAGGTGCGCCTGGATTACCAATATTTAACCTTGTAACTATATCGGTTTTAGCTCCGTAGTTATCCGCATTGTACGGAATAACTGGTGTTTGTCCGTCGTTTGTTTGCTTTCTAAAGTCTTGAATCTTAGCCTGAGTTGGTGATCCAGGATTAGTTGTACGAGTATCTTGTGCAGCAAGCTGTTGATATGTAAATGCTATAGCAGAGTAAGGGCGTTGAATTCCTGCTACAGTAAATCCATTAGTGTATTCTATTTTTGCAGCATCGGTATCTGTATATCTAAAAATTCTTGTAAAGCCATCTCCGTAAGTAGAGCCTGGACCTCCTGGATAATTGAATAATTGATTTTGTATAGATGAAATACCTAATCTATCTACTAGAAGAGGGTCAATTCCTATAGCATAAGTTGTATCTGAGCTTACAAGAAAGTTTTTATTGCTTATTAACTTTAAAGCACGTAAAATAGAAAGTCTATTAGTGGCTGTTGTATTGTTTTGAGGTGCACCTACA